CTAAGTATCGTGGTTCAGATTTACTCTTAGTAAACATACTGTTTACCCAAAGAAGAGCAGGTGATAGCTGTTCTGCTTTGTTATCTGATGAAGCCTCAGATCTAGATTCCCAATGCTCCTTAATGCCATCAGGCCCTGTTAACATTGCGTTCTTATAAGCCATATGTAAATGTTTGTATACATTACCATTGGTAAAATCAGACTGAGCTAATCCATTCTCTTTTAGTTTAGAGTTAAGTACAGAGTTAAAAGTCTTAGCATTAGTCCTAACCTTAGCCCAAGCGTTCTGACCAATCTCTTCATTAGGTTTACCTGTGACTTGAAAGAACGAAGAAGGTATACCTTTATCAGTGATATCATACTTAAGCTTTTGGAAGTCAAGGAAAGATGCAATATCTTTATTGTTCTTAGCTCCACCTCTAGCTACAGTATTAATCCAATCTTCCATACCCTTAGTAATCATAGACTGAACAACTAATTCATCTGTTGCGAAGTCAGTGTTAGCTGGAAAACCGTTTACAAAAGAAGAAACAGCTTGAACAATACTACTACGTTCAGTAGAGTTAGTTAACTGCCCTACTAAGAATTGTCTTTTGTCTGCTTTCATATCAGGGTCAGCTTCCAATTGAGCTGCTATACCTTTAACAGCATTCTCAGCAGTTGTTTGAGCTTCTACAACTAGTCTTTGAATAGCACCATCTTGAGTCTCACCATCAAAAGAAAAAGCATTACTGCCAATAAGAGCAGACATTGGAACACTGCCGCCCGGTTTTAGATCAGGATCTATGCTTAGAAACGGAGCAACATTTGAAGGGAAGAAACGACTATTATCTTTAGACTTAACACCCTTCACTTCTTGCCTTGTACTGTTGTCAAACAGGGTAACGCCACTACCAAAATCTGGAGAGAGATCATCAGCTAACTTAGCAGAAGCTGTAGCTTTTAATTTACCTGAAGCAATTGCTTGATCAGAGTCAGCTTTAGCTTTAGCAGCTTGTACCTTCCACTCGTTCTCAAGGACTGCAGCACCAAAGGATACACCGTCCCCACCTAGTACCTTAGAGGCTGTGTAAGCAAACAAAGCTTTACGCAAAGCAGGATCTTCATACCCTTGCTTAGCGATATCCTTAACGCTGTCCCAAAGTTTACCAAAGAAAGTTGGATCTTCCTCTGCTTCCTTTAATGGAACCTTAGGTATATCAGACTCTGCAAGTTTTTTATCTACTTCTTCAGCTACAACAGTTGGCAATGTAACTTCAGGCTCAGTATCAACTTCAGGTTCAACAGCAGTAGTAGTTCCAGCTCCAGCCTTAGGTATTAGCACTGCTGCAGTTGGATCAACCGGTACTTCAGTGGTTTCTATTCCTTTCGCAAGTACAACTTCTTGACCCGGAAGTACAGGTATCTCTGATTCAGATTGCGTACTAAGGTCAGCAGGGCCTCGCCCTATACCTAGCCTGTCCTTTTCGTTTTTACTAAATCTACCAAAAGATCCATCAGGAATACCAGTTGCCTCTTTCCCGGTAGCACCTTGATAAAACCTAGTAACCGGATCAGCTATACCTTCAGCAAAATTAACAGCAACATCACCCGCAGTTGCTACTCCGCCCTTTAGAGCACTGGCTGTCTGAGCTGCGGATTCCCCTAAATCTTCAGCAGAGTCAATATTATTAGAAAATCCTGCAGATGCTAGTGCTTTATCGAGGAAAGAAGGCCCTTTTTTAGGGGAGTCTTTAACATCAGGAATTGTAATAGGCATAGGTGGGATAGGGGTTGCCTTAGTAGGATCAAAGTTCTCTTCAAAAATCTTTTGATCCTCAGGGATTAAATTACCATCTGCCCCGTATCTAAGAGGAGATGGGATAGGGGTTGCCTTAGCAGGATCAAAGTTCTCTTCAAAAATCTTTTGATCCTTAGGTATTAAATTACCATCTGCCCCGTATCTAAGAGGAGGTACAGTATTAGCACCTGATTGAATGGCATCCCCTAATCCCGGAATAACTCCTCTTTTCTTAACCTCATCATCATCATCACTTATCATATCTTTAATAAATTTAAATATTGCATTTGTATCATTAGCCATTATACTTATCCTTTATTCTATGACATTCTACGTAAGTGAGAACGTTTCTTTTGCATGTTCATAGCAGCTCTCTGATACATACTAGGTGCTTGTTGAGGGGCACCGGCAATACTAGCATTATAATTTGTCTGTTTAGCTTGGAGTTCTTTAGGTGTTAATGCTTCTACTCCTGCACCTAGGGCTTGTGGGGCCATAGACATTAAGAATTGTTTCCTAGCTTCTTTTTTTGCTAGCTCTGCTGCTGCTAGCTCTGCTGCTGCAGTTCCTGCTGTATTTGTACCGGCTGCAGTAACCGAACCAGACCCTAAGGCTCCACCATAACCAGCAGTTACTCCGTTTAAGGCTCCAGTTGCACCTACAGTGACCGCTGGGGCTGCTGCAGTGACCGCTGGGGCTGCTGCTGCACCCATTGTGCCTACACTTGTAACTATAGGGGCTGCTGTTGCGGCTACAGGAGCTGCTACTGCTGTTGCAGGTGCCAGTACCCCAGCCGCCGCAGGGCCTAGTAGTCCAAGGCCTAAGCCCATAAGAGCACCTTTCTTTCTATCTTTCTTATTAGCTAAAGCGCCTAAGGCTGCCCCACCTAATGCCATTGCAATTGGTAACATTATTTACCGCCTCCCTTAGTAGTTGTTATGTCTCCGAAGTTGATACCACCTAGCATACTAGATGCATCTCGAAGTACTTGACGATCAGCGTCTTCCTCAAACCCGAACCTATCCATGGCCGCATCAATGTCCGCTTGAGCATACCCTTCTCTACCAGCTCCAACATCCTGAAGGATCTGAGAGGGAGTAAGTGCGCCTTCTTGCAAAGAACCTAACTGCTGTAACATACCAAGTTGATTCTCTCTGTTTTGACCAACGATACCCTGAAGAGCTTTAGTCCTAGTGTCACCCATTTCTGACATATAATCTCTAGCAGCACCTTGAGCTAGTATGTCAGCTCGGTCTCCACCAAACGCACCTTGCTGAACTGCTGATGAAGATAAACCGGGAAGTGTCTGCTCATTGAACTCACGAGTAAGTGGGTTAGTTATAGCTGTTAAGTATTCTTCAGTGCCGGGATCTTTTAAAGGATCATAAGCCATAGCATCCTGAAACCTTTGAGCAGCCGAAGCACTCAAGTCTCCAGCTACACCAGCAGCACCCTCTTGAGCTCTAAGACCTGCTTCTGTTTGATCAGACATATCAGCCACAGTGTCACCACCGTAATACTGCTGAGGCCCTAGGTCTTCCATAGCATTTGCATAGCCTAGTTGTTGGCGTAATATTTGTTCTTGTTGATAGCTAGGTGCAGTAGTTGTTGTTTGTCTACCGCCACCACCTTTACACTGAAGCATAAAGTTGTCTACAAAACAACCTATCTCTGAGTCATACTGATCTCCAATAGAAGATCTTTTGCCTTTAAGTTTCATTTTAAGAATCCTTATTATTTGAGGGTTTACCAAGAGACTTACCAATTATAGTATATCTATCAGTGTAACCATGTTCTTTGAGAGCTTTTACCCAGCCCCTTCTACCATAGATTTGAATATCATTGCAGTTATTAATAACCGCCCAGTCTTCAATCTCTTTAACTTCAGACAGTGCACCTAGTACACCACTATCGCCTTCACCACCAAGGTAACAGATCTCACAAGTTCTTTTACTAGGGTAGTCAATAATCTGGGTAACAACAGTTGCTACAAACTTAGAATCTAAAGTTCCTATCCAAATCTGTTTGTTACCATCTATTAGATCTTGAGCTACATCAGTAACCTCTCGCTCTCCGTAACCAAACTTTAAAGCCGAAGCTATATGCTCTACCGATAGACTAGGTAGTTTGTTGAAATACTCTTGTGTCCACATGCACAGCATACGGTTCTCCGATCTTAAGGTTCAGTGGGGTATACCACATTAGAAGTGTCACAAGTGTCAGGTAAATCCCTGAGTGCTTGCCTGTAAGTAGCCCATTGGGCTTTAAGGGTATCTGTTAAGGGGCTATCAGTGACTTGAGTCCAGTCAGATTCCTTAAGCAAATAGTCTCTTGTGTTACGTACTGCTTCAAGTACAGCCTCAGTTACATTATCAACAGCGACTACTGTTTCTATTACTTGATTTAAATCTTCATTGTAAATGTAATCTATTGTTTGCCTTATGTAGTCTATAGAGTCGGTAGTCTTAACAAACTCTACCCACCCTGCAGTTCCCTCTGGCATTGTCTGGGGAGATCCCTGAGGAACTCCATTTTCAACTCTTATCTGCATTATACAATACCTATTGTTGTTCCTGACCAGTGTGCTGTTCCGGTTCTAGATTGATTAGTAGAGCTAGTCCCATTGTCTGCAAACATTTTGATTGATACTTTAAACCTAATAGCAGAAGTAGTACTAGGAGCACTACCTACAACAGGTATAGTTGTCCAAGAGTTACCACCAGCAGAGGTTTTATTTCTCATTGTTTGTATTGTGCTATAAGCACCGGGAGATCCGTTAGTTAATACAGCATAGTCTAGTTTAACATAAGCAGTGTCTGTGGCAAACGCACCATCAAACGCCATGTTGATGTGAGGTATATGAGCTTTGTTATCAGTGGCTGCAGGGCAATCTACTTCAAGAAGAAGTACATACCCCGAGCTCGTAGGCCCAAAGGTTTTACTACCACTACCCTGAAAAGCTGAGACACTGTTAAGAGATCCGTTCATGTTACCTACGGTCAGGTTCTTGATATGGGCAGCTTCCATTGTCACCACGCCATTGGTGATGTCGAATACCTGAGTACCTGCGAGTCCAGAGCCTGCTGCTGCGGGGTCAATTATCGTGAACTTATCGGCAAGAATCTTAAAGGTACCGCTGGTGCCATCGTTGTTCTGTGAGAAGCCAGTGATGTAGCCATTGGAATTTAGTGATACACCATACTTAGCTTCAAGTACTCCATCTGCGTTTGCCCTAGCAGTTGCCTCGGCTGTCACTGAGGCGGCCACATTCCCCACCGATGCCGACACTGTGTTGATGCTCTGAGAGAGAGCGTTATCAGCGTTGACAGAGATGGTGTAGTTGTTGGCAATGTTGCCGTTAGCTGTGGCGACATCAGCATTCAATTGAGTTATCAGTGCGGCAGATGCACTGTCGGCATTTGCTCTAGCTGTCGCCTCCGTGCTGATAGCTGATGTGTTCTGCCCCACGGTTGCCGACAAGCTGTTGATACTTTGAGTAAGCACATTATCAGCAGCAACTGAGATGTTGTAGTTGTTGCTGATGTTGCCATTAGCTGTCGCCAAATCAGCCGTCAGCGTTGTTATCAAAGAGGCATTTGCACTGTCAGCATTTGCTCTGGCTGTTGCCTCAGTCACCACAGCAGCAGACACAGTATCGACATTAGCCTGCACTGCTTGCCGTGCGATTGCTTCTGCACTGTCAGCATCCGCTCTGGCTGTTGCTTCGGTCACCACAGCAGCAGCGACAGTATCTACGTTAGCCTGCACTGTAGTTATTAGTGAGGCATTAGCTTGAGTAGCCGAGGAAGTAGCAGTAGCCAACGATGTCACAGATGCGCTTACATTTCCTACAGTAGAAGTAAGATCTACTATGGTCTGCTCTAAAGTAACAGCTCCAGCCTCTAAAGGGAAAACTCTAGAGGCTGTTATATTAACTGTATTGAGTTCTCTTTGAATAGCTTTAGCATCATACTTTACTGGTAACATTATCTAGACCCCCTCACTTTCCCTTTAACTACTATGTTAGAGATCTCCCAAGTATCCGTTGGATCATTAGAAGATATCCTAAGAAACAAGTAACGACCAGAAGTTCTTAAGTCATGCCCCTTGTAGTCATCAGTTGTATAGAAAGTATCGCTAGGGTTAAAGGTAGGGTCATCATCAATCTCCGATGCCCACCCTATCTCAACTTTAGGATTACCTAAGCCAGTCTTGCCTACTCTTATACTAGTTAATTCCTTGACTGCGTAAGGGTCTTCAAGATCATGAGCCTTAGTAGTAGCTACTGTAGAGTGTGAAGAGGAACCTCCATTCTCGTAGAACAAACTACCAGTAGAGTTAGCTGACATAGCATGACGAAACACTCCAGCTTCTAAGAAGGCTGAGGAGTTCTCAGTTCTTTTGCTAAAGGTATTGTTAGAATAGTTATAAGTTATCTCAGTGGTTGGTATTGTATTCTTAAAAGGAATAGACCACACAACTTCATTGTTCTCTTTGTTGTGATAAGCACAGACTTGATCGTACTCACCTTCTGCAATATTCTCAGCAATGTACTTGTTGATACCTTCAAGATCCCCTAGTCTTTCAACAGAGTTACCGTCTGTCATAAACAAACCTCTTTTAGAAAGACCGTAGTTAACTCTATCTACAGACACAACTGCCTTAGCAGATACAGCACCTACGCCAGAAGCCATAGCAGTTTCGTACCCGAAGTAGAAAGGAGCACCTATGTAGTTTAAGATAAACATCTCACTCTCAGTGTAGATAGCTTTAGCTTCCCCTAAGGGTACAATGCATCTAAGTTGAGTTGATGCTTCTCGTAAGGTAAGGCTACCAGCAGAGTTAGTAGCAGACGCAACCCAAGTATCAGGGTCATCTTCCGAGCACCATGCTACATCATAAGGATGATCAGTTGCTGCCTTATCATAGTTTATTGCTAGTAGGTGTGGGCCTGACTTGTCTACTGCACTCACTCTAATAAAAGGGCAGTCTGGCATAGTAGCCGTAGCTGTTAGTCCAGTACCTGATCCTGATGTACTTGCTTGAGTCAGTGAGGTAGTAGCTGAAAAGCCAGATCCAAAGTTTGTAACCTTGAGCCTTGCAACAGCACCACCATTAACAGCAGTAACAGTTGCTGTCAACCCAGAACCAGAGCCACCAGAGAAAGTTAAGGTATCGTTAACAGCGTGGTTGATTCCACCTGCAGTAATGTTAACTCCAGATATTTTATTAACCTGTAACTCTGCAAAGGTTTCATTACTCTTCTTAATCTTAAGTGGGCCTACACCATCTGCAGCAAATACCCAAGTTCCGAAGTTAGTGAATGACCAAGAGGCTGCTGCGATAACACCATCATCCCATGCTGAAGCTCCAGCATCCCAAATAGAATTACCAGAGTCCCAAGAGCTTGCGCCTGATGTATTAATAAGATTAAACCCAGAGCCTACTACCACTGCGGCTGCAGTAGGAGAGTCTTGTTTCCACCTGTAGATGTTAGACAAAGAACCAGCGTACACAACCTTAGTATCAAACTCTTCAGTAGCTACAAGGCCACGTATGGGTTCTGATGTTAAAGCTGAAAGCAAAGACTTACCCGGCTTTCTTCTGATTCCTGTTTCTGTAAACTGTATGCCATCGACTTCTGCCCAGAAGGGAATACTTTTATCAAATTTATTTGTTTGCCACCCCGATGTAATTAGAGGTGTTAAATCAGCCGGGAAAAAAGCTCTCGGACTTCTCGGTGAAGTTGGCATATAAGTCTCCTTGTTATGCTGTACGTTTCCACATGCTAACCACAACGTAAGGTGACACTGTGGCTAAAGTTACACTAGTTGTTCTATCTGCAGACGCATGTGCTAGAGATTCTAAATTCTCATTGTTTTCTTGGAGACCCGAACCTGTAACCAATCTACCACTTGTAGTAGGCTCTGGAAGTTTACCACTAGATTGGACAGCACCCCATCCATCTCTTGGGGTAGTTATACTTGCTGCGGCTGACTTAGCTCCACCTGTCTCTTCAAGAGTATCAAAGTCTGTATCAGCACTATTAACACCAACTAGCATCTTACCAGTACCGAAAGCTACCCATGTCCCACCAAATAGGGTATTAGGGTTTGTAGCTAACACTGATAAGTAAATAGAGCCTACAGGATAAACTTTAAGTAACCCTTGGCTTTCTAGAACCGCTGCAGTAGTAACATCTGCTGAACCATTAAAGCTTACAGAACCAGTCACATCGCCAGTCAAAGAAATAGTTCTTGATGCACCTATGACTCCACTCTCTACATGAACAGGGTTCATTAAGATCCAAGAAGACAAAGTAGCACTCCACATTAGATCTAAGTAGTGGTTAGCTCCAGCTATGTTACCAGCTACTAACGCTGCATTGCTTACGGTAACTATAGGGTTAGCTCCAGTACTGTCTACGTTTAAAGTACAAGCACCAGTGTTAGCACCAGATGCTTTAATTGTTATACGTACACCTGCCGCTTTAACTACGTTGTAGGAAAAGTCAGCAGTTAGTGCATTAACTGTACCTGCTGCTGCCGCAAAGTCTAAACTAGATCTTAGGGCTGCGTTACTTTCATTTTTAGCTGCTGCAAAGTTATCTCTTACAGACTCAGTTGTCGGTGATCCTGCAACTGGCTTTGTACTATCAATTCCACTAGCCATTATTTGTTATCCTTATAATTCTTAGATAAAGGAGTGCCGGTAATTTTAGTCTTTGAAGTCTTCTTACCACCGGGTTTTCCTGAGACTGCTGCATTTCTTGCCATACGCTTAGTCTTTTTAAAAACAGTACTTTTAGTATCTTTCATAATTATTTCTCCCTTTGAACCCCTTTAGTTTTCTTTTAGCCGCCATTAAATAACTCCAAAGATTTTAAAACATATATAGAGCATAAGGGGAAGCAACACTAGTATACCTGTACCCCACAACAGAGCGGATAGAATCAGGGCCGCAGTTTCAGCCTTCTTTCTTTTTTTTGCTTGCTGTTCTTTTTCTCTTTCACGCTTACAGTCTGATTGGAATTTAAGAAAGTCAGAGTACATGTTAGCTCTTCCAGCATATATCATTGTTTCTTTTAAATACTCTTCCTGCTCTTTGATTTTTTCAAGAGCCATGAATGCCTGTAAGTCTCCCTGTCCTTTTTCGTTTACACGTTTAGTAATTGCACTTTTATTATTAAAGTAATCAGTAGTTGCCGTGCCACAATCGTATAGCTCTTTTCCATTCTCGATTGCTTTCTGGATAATTTTGAAGGCAGCGTTGGCCGCTGCAATCTCCGCAAGCACTACCTGTCTCTCTGGACTTTTTTAGTCTTCTCAACGGTTCGCATAGCACCAAGACCTAACATACCCATCAATACTGTTGTCAACAACGAGCTGTCTACAGGCGGTATAGTGAACCATATGCCTAAGATGGGAGATAAAATCGTAGAATAGACTAACGCGAAGCAGCATGACCATCCAACAGCAGGTCTCCATCCAGCTACAAACATATTCTTGTGTGCAGCTTCAACCTTGTTAACCTCCAACTGACCTTTGGCTAGCTCCTGAGCATGCTTCTCAGCCATAGTGCTGATCTCATGAGCTAATTTGTTCTTAACATCTTTGTCTTCAATAAACTTATCTAGTAGACCCGTTACAGGTGCAATCAATTGTGCTAACATTCTTATCTCCTATTTCTTAGACAAAGGGCCCTTACGGTACTTAGCGGTTTTCTTAGCAATCTTCTTAGGTTGCTTAGAGAACTGTTTGCCTTTCTTAGTGTCGTCCCTTTTCTTTTTACTAGTAGCAGCATACTCTTTAGATGACAAAGCACCTCTAGCTTTTTTAGGTAAGTATCTTTCACCAGTAGCCTTAGAGCCCTGTGTACTATTCTTACCAGACTTAGTACCCCACTTTTCTTTAGTCCATTTACTCATGGACTTCTGAGCTTTAGTCTTTGCTCCGTTATACTTACCACCCGCTTTACGATATTCTTTACCAGCTATCTGTGCCTTACGGGCGCTCCACTGTCCGGGACTACCGCCCTTGCTTCCAGCTTTTACCCTAGCTACAATTCTTTTCCATAGCTTTTCGTTTGACCTAGCCATTACCATTTCACCTTATCAGCCCAGTAAGCTGCAGACAAAGGGCCTTTAGCAATGTTCTTTGCATGCCTAGCCTTAAAGCTTTTACGCTTTGCTTTCATCTTAGCTGACTCACCGGACTTAGGGGAGCCTGCTGTGCTAGCTCCCTGTTCTCCAAAACGAATTGTTTTGATAGTATCTCCTGACTTAGCAACAACAACGTGACTTTTAGTAGGGTGACTAGGAGTTCTTTTTGGTTTATTAAATCCACTAACACCTGCTCTTTTTAATCTTGGATCTTTAAGAGGCATGTTATTTATCCTTTTTAATTAAACTCTGGATAGTGTCTGATTCAAATATCCTTAAAGACATCCAGATGATAGTTAGAAGAGAAGCTGTAGGTGGTAACCAAGCAGCTAATGTAAGGACTGCTGTTGAAGCAGCGGCTACATCAATAACTTCTTTTGTAGATTCTTCCATATAAATATTCCTATATTGCGTACAAGTAAACTGCAAGCACTACACTTACTATTAAAAGAGTTCCTAAAGTTGTCTTGATAAGCTCTGACAACTTACGCTGTTTCTTTAGCTTAGCTAATCTAGTCTTCTCTATTTTATGTTTATGTTCCATCAAGGACTTATGTTGTATAGTTAACATATCTCGCCATACTTCCCTTGGTGTTACTTTCTTTAATTCTTTTTCTTTGGCACGTATATCAGCCTTAGCCCATGCTAACTCAAGAGCTTCCTCCTGAGTCAACACATGATCACCTGTCTTAGTAGCTTGCTCAATAGTCTCAACTGCTGCTTTACTTTCAGTCAGTGAAGAGAAAACCCCAGCAAGTCCTGTTAGGTGAGTACCTGATTCCTTAACGGTTTTAATGCCATCGTTAAGGGTCTTAAGGATACCTACGACTGCTGAGATTTCTGCAATCATATTAGCTTCCTATAGTGGGTCGTGTGTCTGGGAAGTCATCAGTGCTGGGCCAGTCTCGTAGTTCCTGACGGTACGCAATATAAAGAGAGTACTGCCCGTGGTCAGGTATAGTACCTATCCAATCGCTATCCTTTAGTTGCTGATCTCTCCAAATACGAGCAACGATGATATCGTTTTGCGCTATCTGCTCTGCCGTCAAATTGTTATAGGGTAAATCTGCATCAGTCATCATAATATCCTCATATATTGATTAATGCCGCCATTACCCACGGCCGTTGCTGTACCAACAACTGTAGATGGAGGGTGGTTTTTATACCCATTAGAAGTTGCTTCGTATAGTCTTTGAAAGTTATGCACACCACTGGCACTAGATGCCATCGAGCTATAAGAGTCTTCTGCCGCACTACCTGTTGAGTCCGTTTTTGAAAAGAAGTTATTACCTGTCCCTACGTCTACTTTTTCAACGAAGACGAGCGCAAAAGTATATTTATAGAAATAATTGTCACTACCTTTTATCCATAGGTATCCATTAAATTCGTGCATAGAGAATAGATTTGCAGGTATTTCAACTGTGTTTAAGCTAGAAGCCCACGTTTTAACTACAGTAGCAGCACCATTACTCTTACTAACAATCCAAGCACGATGCCCCCCACTACTATCAGTCCCTAAAAAGAGCCAATAATTATTTGGGTTCCAATTATGATTACGACAAACAACATCTAACCAGTACGGGCCTAAATCGAGACTTTGTGTAAAGTAACCTTGGTCGGTAAGAACTCCCGTACTACTATTAATTGAGTGCTTTCGTATATTGTGGTAACGATTTTGAAATGAGTTAGCATGAGCAAAGGCCCAAAATGAATACAAAAAACCGTCAAGGTCAGCTAGAACTATAAGCTTGCCGTTCATGCTGGTAAAATTAGCCAAGTCACTAGCAGCTACAACCGAGCCAGTGCCGTCTAGTTTTCTTGCAAAAATTTCATTATTACCAACACTTGAGCCCATACCCCCATTCCAAACCCATGTGCCATTAGTAGTGATGGTGCTTGACCATTGCGCAGACCAGTTGCTGCCTGTTCCTGCCAATGAAACCTCAGTATCTGTAGCAGTGCCAATTGACCCTGAATGAGTTCCGGCATTCGGATAGGTTGTTGTGTCGAGGTTGCCCACATACCCCGACTTTTGCCACTTCTCTCCACTTTCAGTTGTTATAATATTAGCACTTGAGTGGATATATTTAGTGTCATTGACTTCGGAGCCACCGCCACCACCAGAACTAATCAAACTTGTAATCGTACTCATATTAATACCCACGCTGATGTGCTTGTGCCAATGAGACCTATGCTCATGTTGGCTACGTCAATTGTTAAATCTTCAGCCAACCCAGAAATAGTGCTAGAGTTTCTGCCAATGATTGTGTTTACGCTAGAGCCTACAGTGACGTACACCTTCATTCCCACAGTGGGCGTAGGTAACGTCAGTGTCACACCAGCAGCACTAATGAAGTGATGCGTGTTAGGCGTAGCGTTTGCGTTTGTGCCTACAGTAGCCGTTGGGGTTCCTGTGGCTATGGTGTCTGTAATGCCTGTAGTTGGTACTTTAGTTAAAGGCATCTTATTCTCCTAACTCCGGTCGAGTTGCTGGGAAGTCGTCAGTAGCAGGCCAGTCACGCAAGGCAGTCCTGTAGGTCAGGATGTTGTCACGATTCGGCCAGTCGGGGGTTTGTGCTGCTTGGTCTGTAGCCGCTAGTTCTGAGTCTCGCCATCTACGCCCAGCTTCTTCTGCTGTAGGTTCTGCGGGTGTAGGGTCTACCCAAAGCTCGTAGTGTTCAAAGTTAGCCTCAACAAACTCAGCATCAGCACTGATGGTGTTTGTGATGTTGCCATCAGCATCTTTTATATTGTACTTCATGCTTTTCTCCTTACGGTATGTACTGAATTATTACAATGCCTTCGCCGCCTTCGCCGCCTAAAGCTGACGATGTGTGGCCCTTGTTTTCTCCCGCACCACCGCCACCACCAATACCACCAGCACCGCCTTGCACTAGCATCTCACTGCCTGTATTAAATAAAACACCGCCACCGCCTGATAATGGGCCGCCATTTACACCGTCATAGGGTACTGTGCCGGTAGTCTTTCTAATGCAACGCCCAGCTATGCCGCCAGCTATTTGCCCCATTTTAGATGACCAGAAGTCTCCAATAATGTCACACTCCCCCGCTGTGGGAATGTCTAAATTACCAATAGAACCTGCTTGCCCTGTCCCTGTAAGCCCCACTGCGCCACCGCCAGTGCCTCCGTTTGAGCCAGAAGGGGCAGCGCCCGCGCCACCTGTGTTATTTATATCACCATTTGAGGCTGTGCCTCCAGCACCCCCTGCTGAGGAAGTTCCACCGCCACCCCCGTTAGCCGTTAGAGTAGCCGACAACCCAGTACCTGCTACAGTTGAGTTTCCTCCAGTGCCTCCTTGACCAAGATTACCTCTGCCGTTTGCACCGCCAGCGCCACCAGCGCCTACAACAACTGTAAAAGAGCCTGAAGTAGTGACTGCTAAAGTATTCTTTTTACAATAACCTCCAGCAGCACCACTACCAGTGTTATCGTTCCAGCCACGACCACCGCCCCCTCCACCAATAACGTGGATGCAGATGTTGCCGTCCTGCGGAGGAACCCATGTCTGGGACTTGCTTAAAAATATTGTAGGGTATGACGCAGAACCACCGCCTGCTCCTAATGGGATAGCCATCTAAAGCTCCTTCCAACCAATCGTTGAATCCACGTACACCAGAGTTGCACCAGCGTCTGCCGCTAATGAACCATCGTCTGCTGTACTATTTATTTTAGAGCCATTGCGACCCACGGTTACTGTGCCTGTGCCAGCGTTCTTGATAAAAACTACATTACCAGCACTAGGACTTGCAGGCAGAGTTATTGTCACTGCGCTGCCTGAGTTGACGATAAGCTGGTCACGGGTAGCTGCCGTGTACGCTGTTGTCTTTATTAAAAAGTTATTAAAAGCACCACCAGCACCCGCTGCTAACTTTGCGGAAGTAACAGAACCGTCAGCCAGTAGGCTATTGCTTACTTGTGTGACTGACATGCTATTCTCCTAAAGTCGGGCGAGTTGCTGGGAAGTCTGAAGTAGACGGCCAATCCCGCAAAGCTGTACGGTAGGTCATGTAAGCTGCACGTTGCGGGTGGTCTGACAGAGGGACTATGAAGTCTGAAGATGCTAGTTCCATGTCACGCCACATACGCCCAGCTTCTGCTACTGTAGGCGCTTCTACTGTAGGCTCAACATACAGTTCATAGTGTTCAAAGTTAGCTTCAACAAACTCAGCGTTAGCTTTAATAGTGTTTGTAATGTTGCCGTCAGCATCTTTAATTATGTATTTCATTTTTCTCTCCTTATGCTGGTAAGTATTGAATAATTACGATACCGTCACCACCAGTACCACCATAAGCCTTATTAAGGTTGCTAGTTTTGTAGCCCATGCCCCCGCCACCTCCTACACCACCGTCACCTCCCCAACTTTCGTACGCAGCGCCTCCTCCAAACATAGAGCCACCGCCAGCTAAAAACCCCCCGTTTTGTGAATCACCTGTCTTGCTCAGGTCGTTCATACAAGTCTTACCGCCTTGGCCTCCGACTATATAACCATAACCCATCAGTGCAGGGTCACCCAACGCATCGGAACTTTCACCAGCTCCACGTTGTAGGGTTTGAGAGTTAGTACTATTAGACCTGTACACGCCCACTGCACCGCCACCATACCAGCCGCCTTGACCACCAGTATTATTTACATCGCCATTAGACGCTGTCCCTCCCTGCCCGTTTTGACCCGTTAAACAGCCAAAACCGCCGTTAGCGGTTAGCGTGGCTGACAGCCCTGTACCAGCAACTGTTGAGTTGCCTCCGTTGCTTGCACTCGCGTTATTCACAGAGCCTAATCCTCCTGAGCCTATAACAACTGTAAAAGAGCCAGAGGTAGTGACAGCCAAAGAGTTCTTTTTGCAATACCCAGCAGCACCACCAGCGCCACCGTTACCACCGCCGAGTCCACCGCCACCAGCACCAATAACATGTATACAAATGTTCCCGTCAGCGGGTGGAACCCATGTTTGTGATGAAGTTAATGCTATGTTTACTGGTAGAGAACCGCCACCGCCACTACTTATAAAATCTGTAAAATTACTCATGCTATTGCCCACCCTACTGTAGAGTTTGTATATATAAATTGAATTGAAAGATATGCGCTGTCGAGTGTCATGTCAGTACCACTGCTCATTATGTTTGAGCCGTTGCGACCAATCACTGTGTTGACAAAGTTACCAACAGTCACCAAAACTCGCTGGCCTATCGTTGGGCTTGCAGGGAGCGTTATGGTCTTCCCTGCTGAGCTTACGTATACGTGTGTGTTTACTGTTGCTGTTAATGACGTAGCTGTCACGACTGAGGTTATGCCAACTGCTATAGCTTCTGAGGCAATCTTGTCTGCTGTGACTGCATCATTGGCTATCTTCGCTGTGGTTACATTCGCATCTAGTAGCTTGGCAGTTGTAACATTTGCATCTACTATCTTAGCCGTAGTTACCGTTCCGTCATCAGGGGTGCTTACAGAAACAATAACAGCGATTGCCGCCATTACTTCGATTAACACACCGCTTGGTGGAGCTGTACTAAAAGTAATAGCAGTACCAGCAATAGAATAGTTTGACTTACTTTGGTAAACACCATCCCAATAAACCGAAGTGTTATTCTCAGGAGTAGTAGAGGATAGGGTGAACGCAGTAGTCGAACCGTTACCTGTGAACTGATTTAACTTAAACTCAGTAGATGCTTCTACAGGAGCAATAGTAGCTGCTGTAATTTCAATAGCTGCACTGGTTGCTGGGGCCTCTGAGAACGTAAGGACATTATCTACAATACTGTAAACTGTTTTGTTCTGGTACACACCATCTATGTAGACTAGCGTGTTGTCTTCAACAGGGCTTGATGAAAGCGTGTAAGCAGTAGTAGAGCCGTTGCCTGTAAAGCTATTAAGCTTGAGGTCAGCAGCACCGCCACCAATCTCGCCCCACTCTGTGGAGTAGCCTTCAAACTTACCTTCAGTAGTGTTGTAGCGGAACATCCCCGCTGCTGGAGAGCCTTCACGCTGCCCTGTAGTACCTGCGGCAACTTTCAAAGAGCCAGTGTTGTTCAGTACAAGCGCACCAGTCATTGTGCCGCCAGATTTAGGCAAAGCATTAGTAGCTAAAGTACCTTGTGCTGCTGTCGCATAATCTGACGAATCAAAGGCTTTAACTTGAGTAAGATTAGTTACCTCGCTGTCCATCAAAGCACCAGCGGCTGTTACGTTAGTAGCATCAGTTACATCGGCACTAGCTTCAATTCCATCTAGCTTTGTGTGGTCAGCATTAGTAAAGTTATTCTGTGACAACTCACCATCTTGGATTGTATAAGTGGTGTTGTTATCAGTACTAGTAATTGTAAAGTTTGGATAAGTACCAGAAATGCTAGTGGCACCTGCACCTGTAAGAGCAACCGTCTGGTCAGCTTGAGAAGCCGTAGCAAAGGCTGACGATGCTGCTGTTGCTGCTGTCCCTAGCCCTAAGTTTGTTCTAGCTGTAGTAGCACTTGCTAAGTCACTTAGGTTGTTAGAGGCAAGTAAGCTTCCAGTAGAAGAAGCATAGGCTGCTACCCAATTAGAACCTTCGTACACCTTCATCACATCGGAAGTCGTGTTGAAGTAGAGCATTCCGGCTGCTAACGAATCACCATCGTTATCGGCTGATGGGTCACTGGACTTTTGTCCCAAGTAGCGATCATCGAAAGAATCAAAGGCAGCTAGTGCCGCATCTTTTGCAGCTACCGCAGCAGTCTTAGAAGTCTCTGCGTTAGTTGCGCTAGTTGATGCTTCGCTAGCTTTAGTAGTAGCTGTAGTAGCACTGGCAGCAGCGTTAGTGGCTGATGTGCCAGCGGCAGTAGCTTGATTAGTAGCAGTAGTCGCAGAAGTAGCAGCGTTAGTCTCTGCGGTCTCTGCGTTAGTTTCAGCAGTCTCAGCGTTAGTCTCTGCAGTTGCAGCAGCAGTAGCAGACGTAGCTGCATTACTGGCTGAAGTAACAGCTTCGCTAGCTTTAGTAGTGGCTGTGGTAGCACTAGAAGCAGCGTTAGTAGCTGAAGTACCTGCAGCAGTCTCTGAGTTAGAGGCGTTAGTAGCTGAGGTAGCTGCAGCAGTCTCTGAGCTAGAAGCATTGGTAGCTGACGTAGCAGCTTCACTAGCTTTAGTAGTAGCTGTGGTAGCACTAGTAGCAGCATTTGTTTCACTAGTACTTGCAGCAGTAGCTTTAGTAGTAGCAGTAGTTGCACTGGCTGCTGCATTAGTCTCAGCAGTCTCAGCGTTAGTCTCTGCAGTCTCTGCATTAGTTTTTGCAGTAGCTGCACTAGTCGCTGAAGTAGCTGCATTGCTAGCTGAAGTAGAAGCCTCCCCTGCTTTAGTAGTTGCAGTCGTTGCACTAGTAGCAGCATTAGTCTCACTAGTAGAAGCATTAGTAGCTGACGTAGCAGCTTCGCTTGCTTTAGTAGTTGAAGTAGTTGCGCTTGTAGCGGCATTAGTTTCACTAGTACCTGCAGCAGTCTCTGAGTTAGAAGCATTAGTAGCTGCTGTAGAAGCCGTTGTTGCAGAGTTAGAGGCATTAGTAGCTGAGGTAGCTGCACTGGTTACAGCAGAAGAAGCAGTAGTAGCTGATGTAGAAGCATTAGTAGCTGAGGTAGCTGCATTACTTGCGGAACCTTCTGCATTAGTTTCTGCTAACTCTGCAGCAACTTGGGCTTTCTTAGCTTCCGATGCAAAAGATAAAGCATCTGCTATTTCTGCTGGGCTTCCTACACTAAAGTTACCACCCTCTGAAGGATTGTTTACTAAGTTAGAACTCTCTAGGGGTGTATATTCAATAGCCATTAGCCATCTCCTTAAAATTGAGCAGTGTTAGAATAGGTCTGGACATAAGAACCGCCTCTAGTTTTTCTTTGTACTTCCTCAGCATTTAATTCTTGTATGTCTTTTAGTTGCTGATCTTTAAACTTAGCAGCTCTTTCGTCTTCACCTACGTAGTCAAAAGCATGAGCTACAGCTCCCCATAGTAAAACTCTTTCATTACTATCTCTTAACCAGTTAGGCACTTCTTTACCTACGTAATAGTTTCCGCTACCAGTAGGGAACTCTACAGAGCCTGTAACACTTTGAGTAGAAGACTCAGCTAAACCAGCATCTATGTTTGTTTGGTTAACAACATAGGCAGCGTTAGTATCTTTAAGCCTTCTGTAGTAGTACAACTCGTACACATCACCAAGCTTTGCCGCAGGGTAGAACACTAGGTTTGAACCCTTACGTGCATAAGACTCTTGCTGATGCTGGTAATCTTTATCTTGCATAGCTAGTAATGATATTCTTTCATCAAATACAAAGCTGTTACCTTCAGCATCTACTTTTCTAAACTGGATAATCTCTGACAAGTCTGAAGGTACTGTTAATTCTGTCTCACCCACAGCACTAGATCCCACAGCTCCATAGCTGAAGGTGTGCTCTAAAGGTGGTATTCTTAGCTTACGGTAGCAGAAGTCTGCTGAGTAGTCTATGAAGTCTTCTATTAAAGCATCTGTTAAAATATTAGAATCTCTGTTTACCCATGTTCTAACTTTTGCAACTAAGGCATCGTATAGTGGAGTTGACATTTATTGTCTCCTGTTGTTAACCACGACCCCTTGATACACTAGATGTTAAAAGACCGGGGTACTCTGATTTTATAATTCTTTTTAGTTTAGCAACGTCTTGCTTGTTGCTCATAAACTCTGATTCATTTAAGTTTAAACCATGCTTAGTTAAAATCTCAATAGCAACAATATCTGGTATGATTGCAAAAGATCTATAGTGCGAAGCGTCACCTCGTCCTTGGGTTTCACGGGACTCTTTGGCAAACTTTAAGTATTCACCTACGTCTTGTACTACTTCAAACTTACTTGACTCAGTACCGACTTTCATATTATTGTTATTCATTTTGCCTCCAATAGGTAAAAAGAAGGGGCCCCCTTTAAGGAGCCCCTAATAGTCTTAGAGATTAAGTTCCACCAAGACCTACAATCAAACCACAACCCTTAGGGTTCATTACTGCAAGGGTACATTCTTCCACGATCTGACCAACAGTGCTATCACCTTGCTGACCGACTTCAGTTTCCTGAAGAGGACGAAGAGTAGCAATCTTGAACATAGCGGGATCATATACTAATGCACAGTAGTTAGCAGCGTTAGTAGCAGCATCAGAACCAGTGTTATGAGCTAGGCCCATAATGTAGTTAGGTACAATACGGATCTCACCGAAATCACTATCAAACAACTCAATGCTCTGACGCAGCTTACCAGTGTCATCAACATTACGTACAGTGTTGTTACCAGTAGCGTGAGCCTTAGAAGAGAAAGTACGCTTGTTTAATGGAGAAGTCATAAGAGTAGTAGCCTTACCACCCTGCTCGTAGATAGCTTGCATCATGTCATCAACGTGGCTTAACTCAATATCATTGAGGTTAGCGTCTGCGTTTCCACGTACAATAGTACCAGCAGTACCAGTACCTTGAGCGTTGGTAGCTACAGCAGTATAAGCTGCTGTCTCACCAGCGTTTACAACGTTAGCAGTGTAGTTGATGTATGCCTGGTAGCCACCCATCTTACGAGTAGAAGTAGAACCATCCTTAGAGTGGAAGCTGTGAACCAGATCCAACTCAAGGTCACGGCGTAGTTCAGTACCACGCTTCTTCAACTGGTAAGCATATTCATCAGCAACACCAGCCTGATCAATAGCTCGCTTAGAGCCAGAAACTTGAACAGTCTTAGAGTTGATCTGAGTATAGTTACCTAGACGAGTACGGTCACCACCAGCAGCCTGAGCGCCTGCGATAGTAGCGAAGGTAGAACCTTCAGCAACAGCGCCGGAACCGGGTGCTACTAGCTCATCAGTCTGCCACTCGTGATAAATAGCTTTAGCTGAAGTCTTGCCAATAGAAGACATGAATGGAGTCTCATCACGAGAAATCATCGAGATGAAGTTACCTAGGTCTTCCTTCTCAGAAAGACTACCAGTAGTTACAAAATTTGTTGCAGCCATTATTAAATTTCCTTATATATTATATTAAATCTATTTTTGTTAGCTGAACTTGCTTAATGACTTTAAGAATGCTAATTGAGACGCTTCGTCAGATTGACCAGACAGCACACTATCTCTAAGTGCAGATTGATCACGGACTTTACGTTGACTTGCAGTTGACTTACGTTTAGTTGGGATACCTTTAGCCTTAGGGGCTGCCTTTCGTTTAGCAGAACCACTTGAGGTTTTCTGCTTAAGTCTGCGATAATCATCTACAAACTTAACAACGTTAGCATCCATAATGATATCAAGGAACTCTTGAGGCACACCTTCATCCAGAGCAAACTTCCGCACAGCTTCAGAGTCGAAGTCAGGTAGGACAGTTTTAATATCCTCTTCAAACTTACCCATTAACTCATCTACTTGTGCTTGGAACATTTCTTGTTGCTGGGTTTGCACAGCTCCTACTAAACCTTCACGCTTATTACGTGCTGCCCAGTAATCTTTCTGTGCTGTTTCTCGTTTGTCCTTGAGCTCATTTAGCTCATACGTATCACCGTCTTCACGGGCTTTTGCAATTTTAGCTTCTATGTCATGGAAGTTTTTAGCTAGCGAATCTTCTTGTTGTTGAAGTTGCGTACTTAAAACAGTCCCAAGTTCGAGAGCTTGATTAGTCTTTTCGGAATATTCTTCCTTAAGTTGTTTCTCAAGATCACTAACTTCTCTACCCTTCTTAGACAAGTGTTGGTCTGTAGCAAAACCTTTACGGAGTTCAGACAGAGTTAAGTGTTTAACTTCTCCATCTACTTTGACAGGGATTTTATAGTCCCAGTCAATATCATCTTCAGAAGGTAAATCGTCATCTTGGGTAGAATCATCTTCATCCTCATACTCTTCATCTTCTTCAGCGTCTGCTTCATCGCCATCGGTATCGTCTTCATCTGTGTTGTCATCGGGGATTTCATCATCCACAGAATCTTCCGGGTCAAGTATAGATTCATCATCATTTGGTAGAGACTCCTCCTCCTCTTCGCGCTCAAGGCCAAGTGCTGCGCCCATGGGCCCTAAAGGGACTGGAATGTCATCGATAGACTGACCATCTTGACCAGCATAAAAACCAGCGTCATCCGAACGGGTAGAGGCTGTAGTGTTTTTGTTGCTCATAAATTGTTATCCTGTATTAGTCCTATTTAACCGCGTCCTTCTTCTTAGGCGCTCGGGTTTCTTTCTCAAGTTTCTTTAACTCTTCTAAAGCATTACAAGCATGTACAAAAGTTTCTGCATGGAACCGGGCTTTGCCGGGGCCTGATGCTAGTTCTTTTACCATAGCTTTGATAGTGCCTTCTGTAGCTAGGATTGCCTTAGCCAGTAATGGGTTATCCATCAGATATCTCCTTCTTGAGATTTATTGTAGTCTATCGTCTCTTGGTTAAACCCGTAGGTTTCAACGTTAATAAGACGTTCTTTAACGGAACCTAATGCCATAGCTACGTGGTATAAGTACTCACGTTCTTTTACGCAGTGGGGTTCTGTGACTAACCATTGAGTAAACAAATCTACAACGATGTCAGAGTAAGCTTCAGTAAAGAACTCATCTCTTTCTTTTCTTGCAAATATTGCTCGGGTTAATGCTTGTTGAGAATCTCCAAACGGGTTAGCTTTATACTCACCTGTCTGTTGATCCATCTTAGGTTTAAACTTACGTTTAGCACCTTGTTTATACTTATCCACTATATCTCCTCGGGTTAGTGTCTTAAGTTGAAGGGCCCGTCTGGGCCCCTCAGTAGATGAAAATCACCTCCTACATCATACCTCCACCGCCTTGACCTAAGAACGATTGAATAGCTTCTGGTGTCAATCCTTGACCTTGCATCTCTTGTTGCACAGGAGGCTGTTCAGGTTTCTTAGGTTCTTGATTACTCTTCGGCTGGGTCATTGTTTGCTGAATTAGAGACTGAGCTAATCCGTACATTTCTTGTACGTCAGGTTGGATAGGTTGCTCCGAACCATCTTTAGCTGCAGATAAACTTAACTTTGCCCATTCTTGATATGATTTATCCAGAGCCACAACAAGCTGCTTAAGGTTGTCTTGAATAGCATTCTGGGACTGCACATTAGTATAGTCTACATTAGCTTGATCAAGAGCAATTTTAGTTTGCGTAGTAACATCAGCAATACTCTTTGCCTCTTCTGCTTGTTGTTGTTCCTTCTCTTTATCTTTCATTGCGGAATCTTTGTACTCATCGGAAGTGTAGTCTACTATGTAGTCTAACGGATCTTCGCCTAGTGCCTCAATGGTTTTAAAGGCAATGACTGCTGGTGCTGTGGGATTTATGGCCCCTTTGTACCCAGCTCCCATAAGAGCAGGTAAAACTTTCTCACCAATCATTGACATTTTACTTAGGATAGTACTATTACTAGCGTCACCAACGTCAGCTTCTACTTGCAACATCATGTTGTCAGGCAGTTCACTAATGTTAACTGTGCCGTAAAAATCATTACGATCGTAGTATCCCATCTTTTGTCCACGCATTTCTTTAGTCATCGTCTTATACACACCTTCACAGAGAGCGGCTAAGCCTGTTTCCATGAATCTTCTGGCGATATGCTGGATGCGTGTTTGTGCTGCTGATTGAACAGCCGATACTTTCTGTTCGGAGTTACCGGACACATAGAGAGTATCATTAAGCCCTTGTGCTGCCTTAGACAAACCATTGGCTTGCTCTTTATGCTGCTGCAGGAACTCAAGTAAAGGTACCGTACCTGAAGATAAAGCCTCTGGTGGCATGTTGTGAACAGCCATTGCAGGGTTACCGTTGGTAGGTACAATTTGTTTTGGTTTCATATTCTGTAATGCAGAAAAGTCTACCACGTTAGGATCAGCTAGCTTAGGAGAGTAGTTAGTTAAATAAGTATTCTCAACAAAGCCACGCAAGATAGCTGTAGATGCTAGAGTAGAAGGTCTAGTCATGTCAGCCATAGACAGTCCAGCCCACTCGTGTGGGATATCAAAGGCCTTAAGCTCGCATATCTGGATAGAGTCAACATCTTCTTCGAATAAGATATTATCATTAATAGTAATGAATCTCTTTAACTCGGAGATACCATCACCGTCACGATCTACCCGCATCCAACACTCTAACACAGAAACAACTTGGTTAGCTTCACTGTTACTGTTCTGCCCAAAGCTATGATTGCTTAAGCCTACTGAGGTTCTTCGTGCAGCCTTCTCGTTATTAATAGCCTGTGCAAAGGTATAGGTACTGTTAGTAGTATCCCAATCTATATTCTCAGAGTGATCAGGGTACTGCTTACGTATCTCTGAGCGAGTCATCTCTGTGCGTAGACCAACAAAGGAGGCATCATCTATGGAGGAAGCGCCTTGGCTAATAAGGAAAGACTCAGGTTCTATATTACGAATCTTAACTCCACTCTTATTAACAGTACGCTTAACACGAACATTCTCGTATACACCGCCTGCATTAACGTATAGGTCACCTACTACTTCTACTTCAGGATCAGACAATAACATGTCTAAGGATTCTGTAGTAATCTCATCAAACTCTTGGAAAGTAAACTCGTAGTCTTCTACAAACTCCCAGACAACCGCTGCGTTCTTCCATAGAAGAGCAGACTTAATCCAAGTATTAATAAGCTCCCAACCTTTGTTCTTCTTAAAGATACAATAGTTAGTTACATCAGAAGCTACTCTTGCTTGGTGTACACCCATAGCAGTTTGTGAGTATGGTATAAACTTTGCTAGTTTTTTATTATTCAATAGCAATTCAGAAAGAACTGCTGAGTACCCTTCGATAGCCTCTACGGTATCTGAGGATACAATCTTAGATACACCCTGTGGGGTTAAGTGCCCAATAGGCTGCATCGCATATTCGTAAGTAGCCTTTTCTCTTTCGTCTGATAGATCAGAGGAGTCAAGGAAGTTACCTTGAGAGCCTGCTACTTCTGAGTTAATAATTGTAATCAACTCTTCATCTGTTACTTGTTCCATATAACCGTCAGGCTCATTCATGTTACAGTATCCTCTTAAGTGGATTAGCACAATCCATCAATCAATCAATTAGTTAAAAACGGGTTCCTATAGCTTCTCTTTCCCGAGACGTGTATGTCACCTTAAACCGAAACGTCAGTTGGAGGACTAATGGGGAAACTTGTACAACTACAGCCAACTAGTATGATCCTCCTCATACTGTTGATTTTGAAAGCCTACCCTGTTGGAGATCAATCGATCTCTATGGGTTCTTAGGACTTCAAAGGCTATAGCTGTTGCAATTACAGTATCATCATGTCCACCTGTAATAGCGTTGGTACGACCATTCGCATCAGCCACGTAACTCAAACACTCTTGAATAATCCGAGGGGACGCAAGATTGATATCATCATTCTCAATTGCGTTCTTAAGATGCGCCACGATCATGGGTTTAGTAGCTTGCGTTGTACGCCAACCAAGTCGGCTGCCTTCCTCATTAGACACGTTAGCTACTTTGGTTTGATGGTATAGGTTCACATAGTTCATCTGCTTGAGACGATTAAGTGTCGCTATGCCTAAGGAATTAGATTCAACAGCCAGTAAGGCATTGTTGTAATATCTTCCAAGATAGAATAGTAAGTCACCATATCTGGTAGGATCTACTCTATTGTTTCTATATAAAGCTACAACCTCATTAGCTGTATTCATAACTACACAAGCTGAGTAGTCTTGACCTACACCTAACGCACAGTCAGCACCTATTACAAAGTTCTCATCAAACTTAGGATACTGAAATATTTCTATGTCCCCCTCTTTAAAGTCCTCAAAAGAAGAAGAGATATAGTTAAATGTCTGAGTCTTCATAATATGTGAGGGTATTAGGGTTTGTAGCTTTTCAATATTAAACACATTAGCACCAGAAGTTTGAAATGCTTCTTCTGCTGTTAATGGGTATTCTTGTCGGAATTTACTAAGGCCCCCTTCAGCTACCTTTAACCTTCTCCAGTAAAGCTGTTCTAAGTCAAGACCATGTCGATCTTGTATCTTATCTTCTTCACTTGATAGGGTTTCTTTGAAAGCTTCGGGCTCTAAGACTGTTCGTCTGTATTCCGGCATCAAGTACCATGGCACAAAAATAGGAAGGTAATCATTCTCACCTTCTACTGCACCTTTCCATAACCTATGGAATTCGTTACCAACACCATTAGCGGTGGACTCAAGTATCACTTCCGTTCCATTTGCTTCCGAAATACCCTGAAAGAGACCAGCTAGGATCTTCTCATCATGAGTCCAAAAGGCTACCTCTGAGAGGTGAGCAATGGTTGGAGTAGTACCTCGACCAGCTTCAGGGGATCCTGCGGTATAGAGTCTGTAGCCTGATTCATTATGATCAAACAGGATCTCTTTAGCATTGGACTTCTTAAAGACTGGTCTAAACTCATCAGGCATGTTAGCAATAGTATTACGTGACATGTTGAAGAGGGCATCAGATGTGGCTGAGTCATGTGCCATAACAACTGATTTATTGTGAGCATTGAAGTAAGACTTCCAGAACACCCTGCCAGTAGCATAGGTAGATAAGCCCATCTGTCGGCCCTTAAGGATTATAGCCCTGACACGGCCTGTTTCCTCTAGCTGCTTACGGATCTTATCGTCTACTATTCTTTGGGCCTCATTGAACTCAAAGGGTACAAACCCTAAAGAAGAATCCTTAGTCAAGATCTTTATCTGTTCTTTAGAGAATAGCTGAAAGTCCTTCTCGTATTCTGTTAGCTTTATACGTCTCTTAGATTCTTTAACTAACGCAAGCTTTCTCATGTTATTCATTGTAGTCCTCCCAGACCTTAAAGTTTACCAGAGAGAGAAGAACCATAGGAATATATCCTATAGCTTTACCTCTAAGGTTCCTAGCCGTGTCGAGAATGCCCCATAGCCCCTTAAGGGGAGGGGGTATCTATTCTCTACACTAGATATCTATATTCTCTATAAGATCCCATAGGGCCCTTATAGGCTTAGGGCCCCCTCCGTACCCTAAGCTATAGTGTATCTGTGAGTGTCTTCGGGACACTACTCCAAGCATACTGTCGGGTAAGCTCTGATCTTCCTACGTATTCTCTCTCTCTATAAGGTACTATAATGGTTTCCCTCTATAAGGTACTATAATGGGACTTAAAGGGTCTTTAGGGAGTGTATAGAATAACCCTATGATATATGGTACCCTAATATAGCTTTGTACCCCCCTGATAGATCCCTGAACTGTTCCTGTAGAGCCCTTCGGTCTCCTTGAAGTGTATAACAG